CTTTGCCAACGTCTTCCAGCGCTTTGTGGTAACAGTCTTGTAGGCATTAGCTTCATCAACTACGATCAGGTCAAAGCCTGCTTTAGCAATATCTTCACGGACAATATTTACACCGTCATAGTTAATGATTACAAACTCATAAGCACCATTAATAACTTTCTTGCGCTTGCTTGCATCTCCATAAGCGACTGCAACGGTGCGGTGCATAGCGGTTTTAAAAATGTCTGCCTGCCATGCTGAATACATAATTGATAAAGGACAGATAACCAGCACACGCTTAACTAAACCTTGAGACATTAGATAGTCGATAGCCCAAATGACTGAAGATGTTTTACCTGTACCAGCTTCATTGAAACAGAAAGCGCGTTGATGTAAGGAGAGGAACGATGCTGTAACTTTTTGATGATGGAAAGGTGTGTACATTCCGGGCCAGATGTAATCCTTTTCTATCGGTGATGGAACTTTTTCCTGAAGGACTTTTGTTAGGTGTTGCATTTCTTCAATACCCCAATACACTAACACTTCAGCATGATTCCCGTTGTCTGTCAGTATTTCACTTTTTTCTATATGATTAGTTATTAACCCAACATTATCTGACTGTATAACAACTTTTACCGCTTGATTTTGTACTATTTCCACGACTGTCCCTTAACTAAATTTAACAACTCCTTACGGGAGTTAATCGGTTGAGCCTGTCGTGCAAGGAGAAGTGCTAATGGGGTTACACTAGTCTTCAGTTCACCGCTCAACTGACATGGTTTTAGTCCACTCATGCCTTACGACGTCCGACGTAACAAACTATTTAACTTTTACTACCTTACTTAATTTCTTCTCTCCGCCTTTTTCTTTCTTAGACTTCTCGGAAATCAGATTACCTTTTGAATCTCTCTTAAAAGAACGATTGCCATGTGCGCTTTCAATAAACACACCAGCTTTATTTGATCCACCTTTATCGAGCGCTTTGACATGTGCTACGTCTTTGCCCTCACGGATATCGGCTTTGCCGTTCTTGTTCTTGTCTGCAAACTTTTTATCAATTGCGCGTCTAGCACGTTGACGCTCCATGCGTCGTTCATGTTCACCACGTGATTTCTCTTGTTGATATTCTTTTGCGTATGGTCTAGGTTTGTTTACGTATGGCATATTAATTCGCTTTCTTTTTGATTACTTCAATACCCATTAAAGTTTCAGTGTCCATATTTTTTGCTATTTCTATAAGCTCTTCAGCAATTTCTAAAGCAATACCTTCTCCCCAAATCTTAACGAATGTATGTGTTTCGTCTTTAATGTGAATTTCTATGGTAGCTTTTTCCATCATCGTTCCCTATGAAACTCACAAGTCTTAACTGGACACCACGGGCAAAGAGGTGTTGGATTAGCTTGCCAAACATCATTTTCGTATGAAAGCTGTAATCTTTCAAGGTGGGATTCAAAAGTTTCCCACATCTTATCTATGTTCTCACGTCTATAAACTTCAGTAACGAAAGCATCGTGCATGACAAACAATAGACCAGCCTTTATATTGTTAACTTCAGGGAAGTGAGCGAACGTCATTAAAGCCATCAAAGTTAATTGTTTTACGTCAGGGTATTTTGCACTGCCTGTTTTATAGTCAATGATAAAAGCCTCATTACCATCCACGATTAGCAAATCTACAATCCCTCGTACCCAATAACCTTTACCATACGCACATGGTTCTTTCGCTGATGAGAGTGCCATCTGATGCTCAGGATACTTTACACCCGGAATAGCCCGTAGTGAATCGAGTGTACTCTGAAACCTCTGATAGTTCTTCGCAAGCGGTACATCTCTAGCAACGTAGTCCTCGCAAGCCTTATGCACTTCCGTACCATAACGCATCTGCTCCGTCGGATATTTGACGTAGCGTTTAAGAACCTTAACTTCCTGATACTGCTTAGGACAGTTAATATAGTCTTTAAGAGAGGAGAATGACCATGTAAAGTTCATCTATACATATTACACTAAAAAGTCTTCTTTGGTATAGTTTTTTTGCTTTAAATAATGCCTTAATTTTCGCAACGCAAGTTTCTCTAAAGTATCGACTTGCGATCTAGATATTCCTAGTGCTTCAGCAACCTCATGCTGTGTCATGTTGTTTTGCCGACCAAGTATTTCTTCTAAAGACATGCGTTCTTTACTCATTTTATGCTACTCTCTTTGATCTTTTTAATGCGGGTTGCCTTGCGTAAGTCATGGCTATGAAGTTTCTTACCTACTGACTTGGGAACTTCACCTGCTTTCTCTGCTACCTTCGCAGCCTTCTTGCGATTAACTACTTCTCCATCAGTTAATGCAAACTCGTGTTTAGCGCCTTTAGCTTTTTTGCCCTCTTTAGCAATCAACTCATCATGCGACCATGCCTTGCTCGGTGCTTTGACAACTTTACCAGACTTCTCTTTTATAGCTGGCACTGCTACTTCCAGTTTCTTCTTAGCCATTTTCTTGCCTTTCTTAAAAAGTTTTTCATCAGTATATATCGGTATGTCATATCCGTCACGCTTGCGTCTACTAAACCAAAAAAATTTTACGCTCTTGGTATATAGTGCGCCTGAAGACATCCATCCGATTCGTTTAGTTTTCAAAACGGTGCTTCCTCTACTTCATAAGTTTTATACTTTTGGGGTATAAATTTAACTCTTAAATCAGAATCTTTAGAAGCAAACTCATCAGCCTCTTTCTTGGTTGCAAATCCTCTTAGCGGACTATCAAGTTCGTAGACCATGTAACGGATCGCTGTGAATACAGGTATTTTAATTTCTATGCTTTTTTCGGTTTCCATTCTTTCATTTCCCCATAGTTATATCCATATTGAGCCTCACAAGCGACGGGTAGTCCTTTAGCCCAGTCTGGTGCTGTTGACATGACCTCGACGATCCATGCACAAGCCTCATCTACATCATCTTCAGGCACGACACACACCGCTGCGTCGTGTACAGTAAGCACTGGGCGATAACGCTCAGTTAGTTTTAACATCTGTTCACCTACAATAATTCTTGCAAGTGCTTGCACTACGTTTTCCACAACTGATCCGCCCCACAAACTAACGGGCCCTTTGCGTGACTTATATTGGTATCCGCTAATAAGTTCATCAGTGTTAAGCTGGAGTTCAGGGTAACGGATATAGAGTCCGTTCGGCAAGCGTATACCATCGCTATGCACTTCAACACATCTATGCTTGCCATAGTAGAAAGGCTTTTTATCTTTAGTCCAATTATTCATAGCCTTTAATGCTTTGTCGCCTTCCTTCCACAGCTTCACAATCTGATCATTCTCAGATCTGTATAGCTTAACAATATCATCACACACGTCTTCCGTAAGGTCAGCTCCAGGGGGTTGTGTCTTTAATGTGTGTTGTAACTTTAACGCACCAGTCCCATATCCCAGCCCGAGTATGCACGTCTTGCCCACAAACCTTTCAATAGGGTCTTTTTTACTGATTGGTCTTTCATATATTTTCGACGCAAACTCGGAGTAAACATCGTTCCCATTGGCAAACGAATTGACCAGCCCTTCCTGACCTGATAACCACGCAAGGACTCTAGCTTCAATTTGCGACGAATCACAGTTGATAACGACATACCCGTCAGGAGCGATAACGGCATTTTTAAGAGCCTTTTTCTTCTTGTCTCTACTCGGTAAGTTTTGGAAGTTGACCTTGTCCGAACCCGCCCACCTACCTGTATGTGCGCCATAATATTTAAGGGGGATTGGTAGCATACCCTTGTTCCTAGCCCCAACATCGATAAACCGTTCAATTCTACTCTCCTCAATTGTTGATTTCGTTCCCAAACGCACCGCAGCGAGTTGTTGTACGAATGGGTCTTCATGTTCTACTAACTCAATAAAGCCTGTATCGTTCTTGGCTAATGCAAATGTTTCTTTACCAGTAGTAGGACTTATTTTTAATGGCACTGGGATATTAAACTCTTTGAGCAAACCTGCAAACTGCTTATTACTTGCCAAGCGTTTACGCACAGCTTCTTCGTTTTCACAACTTAGTTTCTCTTTGAGCGTCCCTAATAACTGTAACTTCTCATGCTTCAGTTCTTCCAATCGTTCTTGCAATAAATCATAATCAACTCGTAATACAGGTTGAATAAACATACGTAAAGTCATGTCGATCAGGTTTATCTCATCGGCAGGAAACGCACTAGACAATACTTGGAAAAGTTTGAAAGTTAACTCCACATCATTTTTACAATACTCGCCGTATTGGGCTAACTCGCTATTTGTGAAACCAGTTATATTTTTACCTTTAGCCTCGACTACCTCAGTTCCTTTTATCCCTAAATTATATTTTTCAGCAAGGTAGGCTAACGACCCACCTACATCTACGCCATGTATAGCCCTACCCATACACAAAGTATCAAGATATAACTTAGGACTTAATTGAAAGCGCCACTTAAGAATTGCACCATCGAACATTGTGTTATGACAGAGTAAGGCACTATCGTTCCACGGCAGGGTGGAAAGGTATTTAGCGACCTCAAGATGCGAACCACTAAACCACTCAGTAACACCATCGTTGAGTTTAACTCCGACACCGATCACCTCGAAGCGTTTGTCTCTAATGTATTCCTCAGTAGTGAGTTTCGTTAGCGAGTAGTCTTGAGCGTAATAGGTTTCGAAGTCAAGGGTTATTAGATTCATTTAAGTTTTGCCTTCGTCTCACTTAGGGAGGGTCGTTGCACCAACTGTTGTCGTGCCAAGGTTAGACCCAACTGACCAGCTTGTAACTGACTGATCAGCCCCTGACCATAATAGGGGTTTATTGGGGGTTGATATAAATACTTTCCCATGTCACTCGCTTCGCCCTCTCCTGCTAAGTGTTGCATCACACGACCAGTAAAACCCTCTCGGTTTGCTTCACGGATAGCGATACGGACTGCATCTTTTTCTGTTTCATCAAAGTATTCAGCGTCCATTATCTCTCTAAGAAAACTACCCCATTTACTATCGTAAGCGATTGGTGATCCTAGCACAAACTCATCAGGGTGTGTCCTCATACGCTCTAGTATTATTTCAATTCCTGCGTTCATTTCTTTTTCCCTATCTTTAAAACAACACCAATAGCAAAACCAACTAAAAACATACTTAACCATAAAATTTCAATGTACCACTCAAAAAACGTACTCATTTCTCACTCGCCTTTCTTAGCATTTTTTCTTAGGCATTTTTTGTAAATTTGATTCGCTCTTACACCTGTAACCCCAAGCTGTTCACCTATTAATCTGTATATCATTCCTTCACTGCGTAATTTGTAAACAAGTTCTTCTCTAGGTGTCATTTCTCACTACTCGCTTTCTTTAATAGTAATTTTGAATATTCATATACATTTTCAAAAAGTTCATCTTCAGGAGTTCTGCGTAATACCAACATAAAAGCAACTGACAGTTCTCGTATTGTTGCATCACTTAATTCACGCATTTTTTTATACTCAATGCCTTTCCAATAGCCAGTTGCGTATATAGCAGATTCCCTATCCTCAATCTCTTGACTAAAATCAGATAGTCTTTGTAGTGCTAGTTCTTTTTTCAACGCTTCTATTTTTTGGGCTTGTTGGAGTAGCATAATCGCTGATTCTCTGTAAAGAATAATAGCTCTACCTGCTTGCTCAGTTTCTTTACCCAGCAATCTAATACTTACACTTTCTAACTTATCTATTAATTCATTTGCTGTCATTTCTCACCTTTCATCTTTTTAATTACTGCAATCTGTGCATCGCTCAGTCCGTCTTCCTTCATATCCTCTTCATCAGCATCTAATTGCGTAAAGCCATGAAACATCATCGGATTACTATAATTTCTCATAAGTCTTTTATCTTCCTTCTCTTCATTGACCAAGCGCTCTAAGACTATCCCTGTAAATTCTTTCTGACGACACTCTTTCAGTTTATTTTCTAATGCTTGAACATCCTCTTTAGGTAAGTCCCTAACAAAGTCCATAATAAGATTGCGCCACCTACTGTCTTGAAAGAACTCCTCAGGGTGCGTATCCATCCTCGCTAATAATATTTCTACTCCACCGTTCATTTCTTTGCCTTCCACTTAGTATGGTAGTTAACCGAACTGCCTTCACGTTTCATTGGCGCACTTCCAAATATTCCTGTGGATGGTGTCCAACCGTCCTCTTCCTCTTCTTTTTCTTCCTCTTCGGTCAGCGTAGCAAATACCATGTGGTTAAATTCTTCCATGCGAATCTGTTTGATTTTCTCGAAGATCTGTCCCTTCTGCACTTCTGTCATGGCATCTCTAAAATATTCTTTATAGATGAAGCGCCACTTCTCGCACTCGCCCCAAAACTCCTCAGGGTGCGTGTCCATTCTTGCCAACACGATGTTCACTCCGTTGCTAATATCAATTTGTTTTTCTTCACTCATTTGCTTCTCCTTTTTTCTTTGCATAATACATAACAATATCTTCCATAAAAAAATCATCTACACAGGCGTTCCAGTCGCCTTTATTATTTAAAGTAAAACAAATAGTAGCAATCACTATATTGCCTGAACTGCCATCGTAAAGTGGCAGATCAATTCTAGGTGTGTCGGGCTTATTAAATGTGTTGTGTGCTAAGTCTGATAATTCTTTGGGGGTCATTTTAAAATCCTTAAATAACGTGGTGTATAGTTACAAAAAAGGGGAGCAAGGCATGAACCTTACCCCCCAAAAAATTACTTGGTTAAATTATCTACTGCACGATTCAAATACCACTGAGCTTTCTTAAGGTTCTCTAACTTACTCCCTTTGTGGTCTGCTCTAGTAATATATTTGACGACGTTACCGAGATGGTAGTCTAACTTCTTCGCTTCGATAAAGTCGATGGTTTCCATGCCACCTGTTGTGTAGTGTGGTGGGTGGTTGATGTTATCTACTGTTCCACGTCCTAGTGAAATGCTATATACAAAATCTTTTACCTGTTCGACGCTTACTGTGGGTGATGCTTCTTCCTGTAAAACGGCTTCTATCTTTTTAATATCAAATTTTGGTTTTCTTATCTTAGACATCATTGTGTAGACGTAACCGATCTTAATGCCTAACTTCTTGGCTATCTCGGATGCTGTCAGATTAGGATTTTTGTCCATCAAGTTTTTTACTGCTTGGATTTTACTTACTTTCATTTCTACTTCTCCTCTTAGGTTGATTTACTGCGGTTATACCCATCTTGGGTTCTTTTTTGTTGCGGGCTTCCATCATAGCGTCTGCCATCATATAAGAGTTTTCTGCAACACTATCTACTATTTCTTCTCTTATACCTCGACTTACTATCGCATTCATGGCGAAGCACGCAAACAAATCTCTTAAATATTCTTTATCTTGGTCGGTCATATTGAAGCCAGTTATCTAGCATCTCCCATCATCTGTATCATCAAATAATCCCTCTAGCATTGTGTCGACATTCCTTTCATCAACGACAACTGCCGTTCCACCCCCACGTTGAATTCTCTTCATGTGTTCTCCTTGTAATGCTGTTGGCTTTTTACCATTAGCCTTGCACTCTATCGCTATAAACTTTCCTTGATAACACACAAGTATGTCAGGCACTCCGTTCGCCCCAAAACCAGCAGTGAACGGCATAGTAAAATAAATACCTCTAGCGGTAAGATAATCTTTTACTTTCTTTTTAACTTTTGCTTCAGGTGTTTGTGCCATTATCTTCTCCTATATCTAGAACTGTTTTTAGGTTGCATATCCTTTAAGATTGCGTTTATCTTATTAGGGTCTTTTACTTCAGTCTGCTCGAACCTTTCCTCAACTGTTTTAGGGTCGTGTAGTCCTCGCTTAAGAAACTCAAGGTTCATGTTGAAGTGTATTGTCTCTACCACCTCAGGTAGTAAAGCGCCCTTTGACTTCTCCCTTTCTATTAAGTGTATGGTTGCAGTTAAGTGATTGTCAGTCATATCAGAGATTCTATATGTGCCACCTTTCTTGTCTCTCCAATAATTACCTGTCATCAACTCTTCTTGGCTAACCAATACTTGTCTACCCAACGGCATTGTCATGCGTTTCTCCTCTTAGTTTCATTAACGACGCTAGGGGTAACACGATGATGAACCAACTCTCACTCCTTTGCCACCCCACGTCTATTAACGCATCATCTTTTACAGATGACATCAATCCTAAGTGTGTTAACTCATCGTCATGTGCGATTTGTTTATCTCTCGCAAGTATCATGGCTATCTTAGTTTTGATCTCATCAGGTAAAGTGTTCTCGTCAAAGTCTCTCTTATACCCATCGGCTACAAATAGTGTGTAATGATTTCCGTCTTTATACAACGGAACACGATATAGCCCATGTGTATATTGATGTGCTATTGGGCTAAGCATTTCTATCTTCATACGGAAAGTGTTGTGCATGGGATAAGAGTCCAAGCTAAGTCATGAATGTGTGGCTCACGAATATTCATCTGAATGATGTCTAGGTCTTTTAGGTATCCACTGTATAGTGGAATGTAATTTCCGTAGAACTTAGTGTATTTACCTTGTTGCTCATGATAAACTTTTTGCATGGTCATGATTGCTTGTAGGTGTTCATGCTTACTGAAGTCCATCACCCTCTCGAATGATTCTACTATTTCGTAACTAGATTTATTTTTCACAACTTTCCCCACTATTAAATGATTAAACATATCTACACCAACTGCATAGAAACCTTTGTTGAAGAACCTATCTACATCTTCGTCTGATTCTTGTTTTATTTTATCTAACGTATTATATTTGTCAAGTATTTTTTTACATTTATTTTCATCAAATAGAGTAGTAGTTTCGCCTAGTGCGTATCTCAATAAAGAATGTTGTTCATCTAAAGTTAACTCTACATCTTTTCTGTGTTTACCATGTGTTTCTTGTAAAGAGTAATTAGCATTGGTAAAAATACGATTATGAATAGTTAGTAGTTGTGAACTATCTTTAGTAGGTATGACTCCGTTAGTTTTTAGCACACTCATCAAAGATGATAATTTCTTACCATAATAAGTTTCTCTATCCTCACTAGTCCTACCTCTATCCTTTGAAGCGTAAGGCGAACGATAGTGATACACGATATCTTTATTATCTACTGTTGTCCATACTCTACCTACGGCAAACCCACCCATAGGGTCGGTTAACACAACCTCGTTACGGATATCTTCACCCCCTCGTCTTTCGATTGTTATTACAGTCAACGCTTTTAAGCCATACTTGTAATTCAGTTCATATATGAGTTTCTTTACTGGTGAACCCTCGATATAGTCTATTGTTGATTGCTTTGTAATTCCTTCTATTGCGTATTTCATTTCACTTCTCCTTCGTTAAAATTTTCGTTAATAAAATATATAACTCTTCATCATTGAGATACCCATACACATCATTGTTGCTAGGGTCTACTGCGTCATACCACAACGCATTATCTTTCATGGGACATAATTCATATAAACCTGTCCCCTCATCGGAATAAAACAAATTACCCATAACAACACTAGCGCCGTATCCATTAGGAAACTTATACCTAACACGTCGAGCAGTATAGTTAGAAAGATATGCTAGGCTCTCGTCTACCTTGTCCGAAATAACGTATTCCTTGTAGGGCATCTCTACTTTTTCTATTTCAACCATGATTCTCCTTAGTATTGTTTTACTTCTTTACCATCAACCATAACTCGTATCCCCCAGTTACTTGCTGGATATGGTTTGCCCATCGGGAACGTAACGTCTTTCATTACTCCATGGTGACGCTTGTATAGTTCATGATTCAACTTACGCTTGAGATTTGCGTAGAGATTCATTGGCTCTGAATCCATCCAACGGAATTGATTACTGTTTGAGTCAATAGCGTGCGCTCTCATTCGTCGATACATATTACCTATGTCATGCCCAACTGCAAATGCTAGGGCTGAGTCAAGTGGTGCTACGTCAATGTTATCATCTGCCCACGTTATTATTTTCTCGTTTGATGTGCTACTGATGTAATAGTTTTGTAACTCACTCTTATCTACTAATGAATTCACTACGTCGACTGCCGTATCCATCAATGTCTTCCAATCAATCGTCTTGAACATAACCTCATTTACTTTGTAGAATGTTTCGTATCTAGTTAAAAACTTCTTGGCATCAATACGTGATACACGTCTACCTAACACTTGATAGTTAGAAGATTCATGGGGCATCATAGTATTCATGTTGATTCGCATGCCTTCGAATATCGGATGAAAGATACCTTCGTTCCTGTATGAGTTGTTATATACCATTCCACCATGACGTGAACTACTAAAGAACCAACCTTGCCCCCAACCGCTAAGCATAGTATTGTCACCTTGTCCGTAATATTTGGCAGTAAACTGAAACGTATTGTCAGAACGCACGATACCTAAGTCTCTAGGTATAGTAGTGTAGGTAACATACTTCTTGCTCTCATCTTCTTCCCAGTCTCTACAAGAGATTTTATTTGGGTCTTTCTCCCATTCTTCTTTAGTATGGAAGATTTCTTTGTAATGATAGCCATACGTCACTCGGTATACAGTCTCGCCATCTAACTCTTCTACATAAAAACACTTTGTATTATGAGATCTATTAGCGATAGGAAACCTATTAGTTGTTCCACGAAAGGGTTTCACAGTTTTAGCTATGTCTGTAAGTCTATCCCAGTTTAATACTCGTTCCATATTACTTCTCCTTGTCTAATAAAGTTAATACTGCTTTCCATAGTTTTACTTCTTCCTTACTACTACTCTCACTAACTACTCTTTCCAACGCATAGAAATATGCTCTATCCCCATGCGTTTCTTTTAACAACTCTGTTATATCGTTTGCAAATCTAGGGTCATTTGCATTGGTGCTATACCATTGTTCTTTTCCATCAGGCATACATATCCTTATAAATTGGGTTTGCCAATCACGTGAATACGCTATCTCTCCATTAACATAATTAACTCGAGCGTTTGCTCTTACGTAATTGGTGAATACTTCAATCATTGTTAACTACGACTTTCTTACCTGATGGGACTTCAAGTGCTTTGTTCTGAGTTACCATCCACAGGGTAGGGGAAGAGATTGTCCACTCGATGTCGCTTTCTACATAACCATCGGTAAACACGATGACACACTCTGCGTTAATCTTCTTCTCATTGATGTAATGATTCACACAACTCACTCTTGTGCCACCACCACCTAAGGGTTTTAGTAATGATGCAATATCTCTGTAATGTTCAGGCTTGAAGTATTGCTCACCATGAACATCGTAATCCCACCATATAACTCTAACTGCTTCAGGCGACACAAGATCGACGATTGATGCCAGTTCCGTTGCAAACTCTGTCAACTCACGCTCACCGATTGAACCTGACGTATCTATCGCAACGACAACCTCACCGATTGTCTCGTTCTCCATGCTTGGTAGATAAATGTCATTAGCCATGTGACGCTTACTCATCTTGCGCCATGTGTATTCATCGTTCCCTTTCATAGTGGAAGCGACAAACTCACGCAAGACTTCTCGCCAATCTACTCTCGGTTCAAGCAAGTCACTAATCTGTCTAGGCATCTTGCCACCCATACGACCTGCAAGCATACCACCCTCACGCAAGGCTCTATCAATCTTATCTCCCAACTCCTTGCGTTCCTCGTCGCTGAGTCCTTCGACATACGATTCCCAGTCATGTTCATCGAACTCCTGCCCAATGTCGTAAGGCTTGCCATTCGCATATATCGTTCCACTACCACGTGGACTACTATCTTCATCTCCATCGCCTTTGGTAGGCTCATCTCCTGAGCCATCACTAGGTTTCTGTCGCTGAGGATTCTCTTTGCGTATGTGGTTATATACTTCACGCATCGACCAATTATGAAAGAATGAGTCATACAACGCACCATCAGGTAACTCTACGATAGGCTCATGACCATTCGCAACTGTTCCTGTAATATTCTTTATTATGTCGTTGACCACAAAGTCGGCTGCCATGTTTGCAATCTGTTTATCTTCCTTGAACATATCCTTACCTCTTGGAATCTGTTTCAATGCAACGTGAAGATTCTCATGCAAGACTAAGCCACGCAACTTTGCTTCGATAAGTATTTTCTCAACGAATGGCTTAGAATATCTCTTGTTCACACCATCTGTATATGCAGTAAATATCTCATCTACTATCTCGCTCTTACCCATAAGCATCACACCTGAATACAACGCAGTCTCAGGGTGTTTCATCAATGCGATATGTGCTTTCTTCAGTCTTGTTTCCTGTTTGTTTTTCATTTCCATGATTAGTCCTTTATCCTAATTATTTGGATTGATTCGCCATTGTCTACAATCTTCGCTTCGCCTTTCACAATCTCTTGCAACTTGCGAACTGTAAACTGTTTGAACTCCTCTGACTTGTATAATGCTCTTTGCCATAAGACAGTCATAACTATCCCCCATATTATTAAAATAAACTCGCTTGGTGTTATCGTAATCATTT